ATGCTCAGTTTCATGTCTATGATTACAACACAAGAACTTTAAATCTTCTTGGATCTGCCTCGCCTTTTAGATGTCAAGTAGGAGGTTCTAGCGTTGTCCAGCATTTTGATTTTAGTGCTAATAAATTAGAATTTGGACAACATGATTCTGTTGTACCTTCAGGTAAATTTACTGGTGATTTTATAAAAGATGATGATAATAGTTTTATAGGTAAATTCAAATCAGGGGATTATATAAGAATAGAAAACTGTGATGACAGTAGTAACGCAAACAATTTTCAATGCTTGAGAATAAGAGATGTTAATAGAACTCAAATCACTTTAGATCATAAAGATTTTTTTACAAATGATGCCAATGAAAGTGGAAGCCCTAAACTACATATCTTAGTAAGACCCGTATATTATTACGCAGAAAATGCAGTTAGAGTATCTGATGCTTCTTTTTGGGAAACAAAGGGTGGACTTGATACAGACGAAACAGATCAGTATCAGAATGTTTGGTTTGGATATATTAAACGTACCCATTTTCACGATGCAAGTGGAGCAACTATTTTATCTGGATCAGGAGCAACATTTGATGGGTGGGATGTAAAAGCGAACGATTTAGCAGCACCAACAGAATTAACCGTAAGTACAAGCTCTGCTTATCCATCTGGTGGTGGTACTGGTTTTCATTTAGAATTTAAGGGTGATTCTGCTCTTTCTAGCTCTGGTTGGATAGATGTAGCTTATCAATGCGCTATTTCATATATATATGATGGTAACCAGGAATCATTATTATATATACCAAGTTCAAGCAACGTTTTTACACCTAGCGGAGCAAATAAAAAATTAAATTTAGAATTACATGCTAAAGCGGCGTACGATTCTAGAATAACTGGAGCAAGAATATATACAAGACAAAATTTAACAGATGATGATTGGACATTATTAATTGATTGTGATTTAAGTAAAGGTAATAGAACTACAATGTCAGAACCATACCAAATTTGGACCGACGTTAGTCATGGAACACAAGTAGATTCAGGTGATTTATATTCATCTGATATTAATTTAGAAACTTATGAAATATTAAATGGATTTTCTCCAGATGAACAAAAAATTACTATTAGTGGTGGTGGAGAAGGTTATAGAACAGCAGTAGTTGCAAACCGCAGAACGTTTATAGCTAACATGAGAACTGAAAATGAAGAAGGCGTTGTAACTCAAATGCGTGATAGAATAATGTATTCTCCAGTTGGAAAATTTGATACCTTTCCTAGGAGTTATTTTATAGACGCTGTAAAAGGAGACGCAGGTGAGTATGTTAAATTAGAAGCATTTGGCGATAGATTACTAGCCTATAAACAAAACAAATTAATTATTATTAATATAGCATCACCAAATCCAGCAGGTTGGTTTTTAGAAAAAGTAAAAGATTTTGGTGGGTGTAAGCATCCACACGCTGTTCAAAAAGCTGAGTTTGGTGTAATGTGGGCTAATGAATTTGGTTTTTGGATGTATGATGGACAGTCAATAAGAAATTTAATAAGTGGTAAAGTAAATGAATCTACTTGGGAAGATTTTTTTACAAATGGTACTATTGTAGGTTATAACGCTAAATACAATTACGCGCTTATTATAAAAGATTCTATTAATATTAGCTCTGCAAATGTTTTAGTATATGATTACAGAACAGGTGGTTGGACAAATGCTACAAATTCTATATATACGACAACTTCAGATTATGATAGCGGTACTGTGATTACTAATATGATTTTAGATCCTGATAATAATCTATCTTTTGGAATACAGAGAGAAAAAATAGGTAATGATGTAAACGATACCTCTAACCCAGATGAGGTTATTACTTTTCATCAATGGGATGAATCAACAAATAAGGGAGGATTAAACGCAGCAGACTGTTATTTTGTAACCAAAGATTTAGATTTTGCAAACCCTGCAAGAGTAAAAAGATTTTATAAAATTATTATTACATACAAAGCAACTGCTAGTTTAACAACACCTATAAGTTATTCTGTAAATGGCGGAGATACATACACTAATTTAACAGGCAACTTTGCAAATACTTCAAATGCTTGGGATGTATTAACAGCTACACCAAGTGTGCCTTTTGAAGGACAAAGTTTAAAAATTAAAGTAAAAGGCGCACCTGGTAATGGTGTGGAAATAAATGATATATCTATTGAATTCAGAACATTATTAAAGAACCCAACGTAATGGAAGCATTAGAAAGAAAATTTAGACAGGTCTCGGAAAATAAAATATCAATAACAAATAAAACTCCATCTTTATTAGAAATGTTAGATGGGGAGCAAGTTATTGCTAGAGAAACAGGAAAGAATCCCAGGCTATATATTAAAATAGGAACAAAATTATATTACTCAGAATTTACTGAGGTAACGAAAGGAACATAACATGGCAGGTGCAGCAGATGTAAGATTTGCCCAAATGATGGCAAGTCAATACAAACGACTTGGTGATAACGTAAGAAGACAACAAAGTAGTTTACAAAACAGAAGAAATAAAATGGGGTTTGGTAGACTTGTAGGCGCAGTAGGTGGTGGGCTATTAGGTCTTGCAACAGGAGGTGGTGCTTTAATTGCTGCTGCTGGTGCTGGACTAGGCTCAAGACTTGGAAGTGAATTAGGGCAAAGAAGTACTAAAATTGACGAAGTTCAACAAGGTTCTTTGTTTAGAGAAAAAGCAGCACAAGCTAGAAGCGAAGGTGTAGAAGCACAAAGGCAATTAAATAGAGGTGCTAACGTAAGTGCTTTATCAGATGCATTTAGTGCTTATACTTTAGCTGGAACTGGAGCAGGTCAAAAAGTAGGAAGTAAATTAACCGAAACATTTAGACCTGACTGGGCGATGCAACAAGCTATGGCAGCTCCTGGAGCAGGTGGATTTTCAATTGATCAATTAAATGAAGGCGTTAGGCAGAAATATGGTCAAACTATGATACAACGCAAACCAGGTGAAGAATATGCAAAGTCAATAATTCCTAACGCTACAGGTGTAAATATAAGCGACAAGGTAACCGTTCCACAAGATGTAGTTCATTCAAACCTTACTCCTCAAAGTCAAATACACAATAGAGAAAAAATAATAAATGCATTATCAGCAGAAAACAATTATACAACTATAGGTAATCAACAATTTGCTAATGTAAGCGGTCCTCAGTTACCAGGTCAAGGTGGTGGTAGTGTTTTTAATATCAACCAATTAAATGAAGGTGGTCCTCAGTTACCAGGTCAAGGTGGCGTTTTTAATAACGCAGTTCAAACACCTCCAGTAACACCAGGAGCATATAACGTACCAGCTGAACTGGCAAATCCTGCTGCTGTGGAAGCGGCTAATACTCCGTATTTTGGACCATATAATACAGCACCGATGCAATCACCTGTAGGTCCTTATGCTCCATATCAAGGCACAACGCAACAAAATTTGCAATTAGCTGACGTTTTAGGACTTAACACTAATAGGTCTATCGTAGATCAATTAAAAAGATATGGAGCTGATAGCTCAATGGAAGCTAGAAGAAGAATGTTTCAAGATTACTTTGGAGGGAGTTATTAATGCCTAGTTACGAAGAAACATTCAATTCACCAAGCTCATCTCTAAATCCATTAAACGTTGCTATGAACAATAGTGCAGGTAAAAATGTAGGGGTAAACCCTTATGATGGTATGCCTCAAAATAGTTTAACAAAAAATTCCCCTCCAAAAGCTGGGGTTATATATAATACTTTTATGAGTGGGGATGATGACGATGAACCGTCTGGTGATGGCGGAGTTAATAATCCCCCAGGAGATCCAAGAGATGATAGTCTAAGGGGAGAAGGAGATGATGATGGTGATCCAGGAGGTAAGGATGAAGACGGTTTTGGTGGTGATGATGACGGTGGTGGTGATGGCGGCGGTAAACAAGATCCACCTGGTAATCTAAATAAGCTTACAAATTTAAATACAATCTTATCAGGGTACGATGTAAGTCAGCTTGAAAGAGAATTTGGTGATATCTTTGAAGATTATGATCCAACCCAAGAAGATTTTGTAAGGTCTGCATTAGGACTAGATCAAGATGCATTAGGATTAGCTAAGCAAGAAGCTGGTATAGGATTTGACAGGCAAACAGGACAATTAACCAGACAACAAGATGTATTAGAAGGTCAACAAGGCTATTTAGCACAAGCACTTGGTAGAGACCAAGAATCTTTAGGGTTGCAAACAGATTTAACAAAAGCACAATTAGGTTTTACTGAACGTGCAAGAGACCAGGCTCTTGATAGAACAGATTTACAAAGAGAATTATTAGAAGGTGAAGTAGGTGAAGATGGTAGGGTAGCTCAAGAGTACGCTGCTCAACAAAGAAGATTCGACTTAAGACAAGATGCTATGGGAGAGCAAAGGGATGAAAGTCAAGCAGCTATCTCAGATCAATTATCTGGAATAACAAGACAAAGAGATGTTCTTGATATAGGAGAAGCAGGTCAGTTAAGTCAACTAGATGCTAGAAAAGCTGATATTAAAAGAGAGCTTGAAAATCAAGGTTTGTCAGAAAGTGAAGCTGAAAGACAAGCAAGTTTTCAAATTGGAGAGCAATCTAGACAAGCAGGTTCTCAGCTTGGTGATATAAAAAGACAACAAGCAGGACTAGATATCAGTAGGATGGATCTACAAGATCAAACAACTGGTACTATTGACGAAGCTAGGGGTAACTTATTTGACTTGTATTCACAAAGTAGCGAAAATACAGGTAACTTTGCTGGGGGTGGAGCTAGGGCTTCCGCTACTCAAAGAGCAAAAGACAGATATACTGGCGATGTAGGTAGAAGAACTGGCTCTTTAAGAAGAGCAGAAGGTAGATTGGATCTAGAACAAGAAGGATTAGAATCAAGAGCAACCGATATTCAAGCTAGTTTAACAGCAAGAACAGGTGAAATAGAAGCTGGAGTAGATACATTTAAGGCTAGAGGTGATATAACCAGAAGAGGCGCTGAAGCTAGAGTAGGTGAATTAGCAGATAACTATCAAAGACAATTAGATATGGGTGATGTACAAAGAAGAGGTTTTTCAACACAAGAAGGTGCCTTAGGTAGAAAACAAGATTTGGTTACCAATCTATTTGATAGACAAATGAATAACTTAGGTTTAGATAAATCTGTTGCTCAATCATCTTATGATAGGAAGCAAGGGCAATTAGGCGCACAATTAGGTGGTTTAGATATAGCTGATAAATCAGCGCAATTACAATATGACCAACAATCAGGTAGATTAAATTCTCAATTAGGACAATACGGTATACAAGGTGAAGGTCTACAAGCTCAATATGATGAAAGAAGCGATCAAATACAATCGCAACTTTCAGGTATCGGTGCAGAACTTGGTGAAGATGGTTATTTAAACCAAGCTTATCAGAACAGATTACAGAATCTTGACCTTGGAATGGATAGAAGAAAGTTACAATCGCAAAGAGATATCTATGGACTACAATCTGATTATGCAGATGAACAACGTGGAACATTGATAGACTTAATTAGAAGCGAAGCAGATCTAAATAGATTTAAACTTGACGATACTCTTGGTACTGACAATGCATACAATGACGCAGATCAGGGTTCAAAAGATGCTTTTGACGAGTGGGCAGCTAGTGCTGGAGGTCAAGCTTTAAGAAATCACATGACATCAGGTCAGTTGTACGATTATTGGACATCACACATTGGATAGGAAATAAAATGGCAATACAAATAACAAACGATCCATTAAATTCGTTTTTAGACAATCTCCCAAGATATGCTCTAGAGATGAGAAGAATGGACAATCAAAGATCGCAATTCAATAGACAGATGGTCTTAAAAGAAAAAGCGGCTGCTAACCAACAAACCTTGTTTGACATGGCTAAGAATCAAAGACAGTTTGAATCCGATGTTTACAATGAAAAACTTCGAGCGCAGCAAGACTATAGATTGGGTGTAAAGAAATACGAAGCATTTAATAAAGACAATGCAGATGATTTAGAATCTTGGAAAAGGCGTAGAAATGTTCCAGTGCTAGGTGTCTTAGAGCAAGATACTTATGTAGGTGATGTTAAAAATAAATTAAAATGGGAAGAACGCAATTTAAGTATTGGAAAATTTTTCGGACTACCAACAGAAAAAAGTCAGTCAAGGGTAAATGACTTAAAGTCTAAAATTGATAGACATAGTGATTTACCAGATATGTCAAAAATTAAACCAAAGCCAATTACACCACCAAAAGGTCTGGTGATGAATAAATCATTATATGACTTCGCTATGGAAAATAATATGGAATCAACAGTTGATCAAACTATAACAAGCTTACAGAATATTTTAGGAATTGATCCACAGATAGGTACACATTCAGAACTTTATATGCAAACATTACAAGCGGAAGGAGCTAGATAATGGATCCAGTACAACAAGCTAAACAATTAGTTTTTAGCTATAACAATAATCCAAAAGATTATTCAGATGAACAAGCAGAGCAGGTCGCTGCTATTGCCGCTAAAATGGGATTACCATTTAGATCAGAAAGTAAAGCTCTTCAAAAGTTCTTTTTTGATTTAATTGATAACGCAACATTTGGTTTATTACCAGATGACCAGAGACCAGTATCTAGAGGTCAAAATATCTATGGTGAAACTAAAAGTGAAAAACTGGCAGGTAACTTAGCCTTACTAGGCTTAGCTGTACCAGGTGCAGTTGGAGCTAAAGCAGGTGCTATGGGCGCTAGAGCTGTAATGAAAAGATTACCTAGTAAAACTAAACAAATTTTAGGCAGAGCAGATAGAACATCTAAAGCTATTATGGGAGGAGCATCAGGAGCTGGCTCATTAGC